CGACACTGCCGGGCCTGTCGTGGTCGGTACACAAGAAGCCGATCCAGTCGACGCGTGTGGCCAAGCACGTCTCCGGCCGGAGCGTCCGGGTGTCGCTCTACGCCTGGCCGCTCTGGTCGTTCGAGCTGACCTACCAGGTGCTCCGCGCCGATAGCTTCCATGCCGAGCTGCAGACCCTGATGGGCTTCTTCCTGGCGCGGCAGGGCCAGTACGATTCGTTCCTGTTCGAGGACCCGACCGATTGCCAGGTCACCGGCCAGCTGCTCGGCACCGGCACCGGCGGCCAGGCGGCCTTCACCTTCCTGCATCCGATGGCGGCCAATCTGGGCGAGCCGGTCGGCCAGGTCGAGACCGATGGCCTCAACGTCTATCTGGGCGGCGTGCTGCAGCCGTCGAGCGCCTACACGGTGACGCTGCCGGCGACGCTGACCTTCGGCACGGCACCCGCGGCCGGCGCCGCGGTCACGGCCGATTACACCTACTATTTCAAGGTCTCGTTCGACGAGGACACCCAGGATTACGAGAACTTCATGCAGTGCCTCTGGTCGCTCCAGAGCTGCAAATTCACCAGCGTGAAGCCGTGAAGGCGATCTCCTCGGCGCTCGCGACCTATCTCGCCGCCCGGCCGACCCAGCTGATCGCACCCGATTGCTTCACGCTGACGCTCGCCGGCGGCAGCCAGAGTTTCTACACCAATGCCGACGTGCCGGTGACGGTCTATCCGGATGGCGGCAGCGGCATCGATCCGGATGCGGGCGTGCTGGCACTGGGCGTGCCGGGCTCGCTGGTGCTGGCGGCCGCCGCCGACGTCTCGCCGACCGTGTTCCTGGCCAATTCGATCCGCATCTCGGGGCTCAAATACAAGCTGGCGATCGGGCTCGATGCCGACGAGCAGGAGATCACGATCGCGGCCAAGGAGAGCGAGACGCTGCTGGGCCTGCCGTTCCTGCAGGCGCTGGCCGACGGCGTGCTCGACGGCGCGTATCTGACGCGCGACCGCGCCTATCTTTCGGCCTGGAATTCGCCGGCGATCGGCAGCGTCACCCTGTTCCACGGCCGCATCTCGACGCTGACCAGGATCGGCCGCACCGAGGCCCAGCTCAAGGTCAAGAGCGACCTGGTGCTGCTCGACGCCGATATGCCGCGCAACCTCTACCAGCCATCCTGCTGGTACACGCTCTATGGCTTCGGCTGCGGCCTGAACAAGTCGAGCTATGCGGTCTCGGGCACCGTGGGCGCGGGCAGCACGGCCAGCAGCATTCTCTGGAGCAACGGCGAGCCCGGCGCGTACTTCAACCAGGGCACCGTCACCTTCACCTCGGGCGCGCTGGAGAATGTCTCCGCCACCGTGAGTTACTCCTATTCCGGCGGCATCGTGCTGGTGGCGCCGCTGACCGAGGCGCCGGCCGCCGGCGACAGTTTCCTCGCCTATCCCGGCTGCGACCACACCACCGGATCCAGCGGCTGCGCCAAGTTCAGCAATCTCGCCAACTACCCGGCCTTCCCCTACGTGCCGCCGCCGACGACAGCGCTATGAAGGTGATCGAGCGGTTCGAAAGAAATCAGGTCGTCGCCGAGGCCCGGTCCTGGCTCGGCACGCCGTACCATCACGAGGCCGACGTGCGCGGCGCCGGCATCGACTGCGCCATGCTGATCGTGCGCGTGTTCGTCGATATCGGCCTCGTGCCGGCGTTCGATCCGCGGCCGTACCCGCAGCACTGGTATCTGCATCGGAGCGAGGAGCGGTATCTGGGCTTCATCTTCGATCGCGCGCGGGAGGTCGAGGTGCCCGAGCCGGGCGACGTGGTGATGTGGCGCGTCGGGCGGTGCTTCAGCCACGGCGGTATTGTGGCCGCCTGGCCGCTGGTCGTGCATGCCTATGCCAAGGCGCGCCGCGTGTTGGAGAGCGATGTCTCGTTGCCGGGTCTCTTCACCAGCGACAAGCACCCGCGCCGGTTCTTTTCTTACTGGCGGCCGCCTGCGCAGGGGGATGTGTCTTGACAGACGAAGCGCTGATTCTTTCGGCCGATCCATTCGCTGGCGATTTCGATGGTGGTGGCAGCGGCGACAGGATCCTGTCGGACAAGATGGTGACGGCACGAAAAAGCCGTGAGTGTCATGGATATTACGAGAGCTGTGAGAACCTCATAATGCCGGGCGATAGGGTTCGCGTCAGGAGTGAGGTCTATGACGGAGAGCTGATGTCGTTCTCCTGGTGCCCGCGATGCTGTGCCCAGATGGAGAACCCCGACACGGCCATTGAGGCCGCCGAAGCGAGCCGCAGCGAAGCGGAGGTGGTAGCGGAGGAAAGCCAAGCGGGCGGAGGCCCGCGCCCGGCGCCTGAGGCGCTCACGAAGTGAGCTTCCTACGATCCGGAGACTCCTCCAGCCAGGCGCCGAACTATATCGGGATCCCGATCCAGACGTCGGTCTCGACGCTGCCGAAGCCGATCGTGTGGGGCACCAACCTGGTCGGGCCGAACCTGGTCTGGTACGGGGATTTCACCAAGACCGGCAGCGACAGCTCCGGCGGCGGCGGCAAGGGCGGCGGCGGCAAGAGCGGCGGCGCCATGTATTCCGCCTCGATCGAGATGGCACTCTGCGAAGGGCCGATCGCCGGCATCCATTCGGTCATCGTCGACCAGGGGGTGAACAGCCTCGCCAGCCTCAGCCTGTCGCTGATCGACGGCGCCATGCCGCAGAGCCCGTGGAGCTATCTCTCCTCGGCGCATCCCACCCAGGCGCTGGGCTATCAGGGCACGGCCCTGGTGGTCGGCGAGCATTATTCGATGGGCTCGTCGCCGACGCTGCCGAACCATCAGATCGCGGTCTATGGCCTGCGCGCCAACACCGCGTCGTGGACCGTGGGCGCCTTCGAGCAGGCCGACCTGGCGCTGGTCATCTGGGATTTCCTGACCTCGCCGCAATACGGCGTGCCGCAGTTCCCATCGGGCTCGATCAACCTCGAGACGCTGTTCACCGGCGCGGCCTATCCGGGCAGCGGCAGCGGTCCGGATGCCTCGCTGCAGACCTATTGCCGGGCATTGGGCATGGGCTTCTCGCCGGCGCTGGTCTCGACCGAGAGCGCCAGCACGATCCTCGAACGCTGGCTGCAGCTGGCCAATGTCGCCGCCGTCTGGTCCGGCCAGGCGCTCAAGTTCATCCCCTATGGCGACACCGCGATCACCGCGAACGGTGTCACCTACCAGCCGAACCTGACGCCGATCTACGATCTCGACGACAACGACTTCATCGGGGATTCGAGCGAGGACCCGGTCACCATCAGCCGGACCGCACCCGAGGATCTCTATCAGGTGGTGCGCTGCGAGGTGACCTCGAACGACGGCAGCTTCAGCTACGTCCCGGCCGAGGCGCGCGACCAGGCGGCGATCGAGGCGGTCGGCGGCACCGCGCGCATCATGCCGACCATCTCGGCGCATGAGATCGTCTCGACCTATCTGGGTGGCATCTCGGCGCAGCTGATCCTGCAGCGGCAGCTCTATGTGCGCAACGGCTACGCGTTCAAGCTCGGCCTGGAGTTCTCGGCGCTGGAGCCGATGGATCTGGTGACGCTGACCGATCCGCTGATCGGCCTCAACCACACCGTCGTGCGCATCACCCAGATCGAGGAGAACGACGATCTGACCTTGAGCTTCACCGCCGAGGAATTCCCGCAAGGCATCGCCAGCGCCACCGCCTACGCCAAGCAGGAACCGGTCTCGAACGCGCCCAACCCGAGCGCCACGCCGGATCCGGTCAACACCCCGATCATCTTCGAGCCGGCCTCGTCGCTGCTGGCCGCGCGCGGCCTGCTGTGAGGCGGTTGGCATGACCGGGCAGATCTGGCTCGCCGTCTCCGGCGGCAGCGCCGACACGGCCGATCCGACCTGGGGCGGCTGCCAGGTCTGGGTCTCGGTCGACGAGGTCAATTACCTGCATGTGGGCGACGTGACCCAGCCGGCGCGCACCGGCGTGCTGGCGCAGGCGCTGCCGGGCATCGTGGGATACAACCCGGCGGTGCCGGATACCGGCAACGTGCTCAAGGTCGATCTCTCCGAAAGCGGCGGCACGCTCAGCTCCGGGGCGACCGCCGACGCGATTGCCGGCCGCACGCTCTGCTATGTTGCCGATGGGTCCGGTGGGGGCGAGCTGATCAGCTACGTCACCGCGACGCTGACCGCCCCCGGCCAGTACACGCTCTCGACCCTCTATCGCGCCCAATACGGGACGCAGGCGGTGGCGCACGCGCTGGGCAGCCAATTCGCGCGGCTCGACGGCGCCGTGTTCCAGTACGACGTCCCCGACTCCTATATCGGCCAGACGCTCTACGTGAAGCTGGTCAGCTTCAACATCTGGGGCCAGGGGCTCGAGGACATCTCGACCGTGACCCCGGTCGCCTATGTCGTCCAGGGCACCGCGCTCGACTTCTCGACCAGCCCGTTCATGTCGATCCTCTATGGCGGCGGCTCGATCAGCCTGGGCGATCTCGGCCAGCCGGTGGCGGCGACCTTCGCCTGCGGCGATCTGGGCGTGGCGCCGATCCAGACCTTACAGCTCGGGAGTTTGTGATGAAGAGAGACTGGGATTGCTGCCGCGCCATCCTGCTGGCGCTGGAGGAACTGGGCGACCGGTCGAGCCGGCTGATGGCCTCCCAGGTGCCGAATTACGCCGAGGAAGTGGCCGCCTATCACATGCAGATCCTGGCGGAAGCCGGGCTGATCGAGGCCGTCTGCCGCCCCGGGCTGCCGCATATGGCGAGCCGGATGACCTGGGAAGGCCACGAGCTGCTCGACAAGCTGCGTTCGGCCAGTGTGTGGAACAAGGTCAAGACCGAGGCGCGCGACCGCGGTCTCTCGCTCACCCTCGACATCGTCAAGGCGCTCGCCACGAAAGTGGCGATGAGCCTGATCTAGGGAGATTGCGATGTCGACCAACGTCGAGGGCATCAATTATGGCTCGGGCACCGTGCTCAACGGCCTGACCACGCCGGGCGGGCTCTCCTATGTCTGGGCCTGGGACACGACCAATTCCTACGTCCGCTTCTTCGACGGCAGCACCGCCGGCGGCCGGCGCATGGCGTTCTATTCCGATCTGCCGGGGGCCGCGACCGAGGCGGCCAATCTGGTCTATGCCGGGCCCGCTTCCGGCAGTGCCGCGACGCCCACCTTCCGGGCGCTGGTGCTGGCCGACATGCCGGCGGCGGTCACCGGCGCGCTGGAGTATCAGGGCACCTGGAACGCCTCGACCAACAGCCCTGCGCTGGCCTCGGGTACCGGCACCAAGGGCTGGTACTACAAGGTCTCGGTCGCCGGCACGACCACGCTCGACGGCATCTCGACCTGGAATGTCGGCGACAGCGCGGTGTTCGACGGCACCACCTGGGACAAGCTCGATGGCGAGGCCAGCCCGGTGCTCTCGGTCGCCGGCCGCACCGGTGCGGTGACGCTGGCCGTCGCCGACGTGAGCGGTGCGGCACCCTTGGCCTCGCCGACGCTGACCGGCACGCCGGCAGGACCGACGGCCGCCGTCAACACCAACACGACCCAGCTCGCCACCACCGCCTTCGTGCTGGGCCAGGCGGCCACGGCGACACCGATCGTCGACGGCACCGGGGCCGCCGGCAGCTCGACCAGCTACGCCCGCGCCGACCATGTGCATCCGACCGATACCTCGCGCCTGGCGACCGCCGGCGGCACCATCACGGGCGCGCTCGCGATCAGCGACAATGCCGCGGGATCCTTCAGCGTCGGCACCTCGAACGATCTCTATATCGACAGTACGTCGAACCACTATCTGCTGCTCGGCACGGCCACCGCCAAGACCAACGTGCTGAACGCCAGCGGTGCCGCCGGCACGCCCGCCTTCCAAAAGTATTCGACCGCCGCGACCGGCGCCTCGTTCGGCTTCATCGGCGACATCAACAGCGGCAACGGCCCGGCCATCTATCTGGCCAAGGGCCGCAGCTCGGGCGGCATCGTGACCGCCGGCGACACGCTGGGCAACATCCTGTTCAACGGCTCGGACGGCACCAACTACGTGTGCGGCGCCGAACTGATCGCGGTCTCCGAAGGCACGCCGGGCGCGGCCTCGATGGCGGCACGCCTCGCCATCTTCACCAACCGCGCCGCCAACACCGCGACCGAGGCGGCGCGCTTCGATTCGAGCGGCAATTTCTCGATGGGCGGCGCCAACATCGTGGTCGACGCGAACCGCACCTTCTACAATCGCGCCTACACGCTGGCCGGCCTGCCGTCGACCGGGCTCGCGGCCGGCCAGCAGGTCGCCTGCTCCAATCTCGGCAACGGCACCTCGACCAGTGCCGCCGGCGGCGTCCTCGACGCGCTCGAATGCGACGGCACCAACTGGCGCTGGTCGAGCCAGGCGGCGGGTCCGCAAGTGCTGACCACGGCCACGGGATCGGTCTCCTGGACGCCGCTCGTCTCCAGCCCGCTGGTTTACTTCAACACGGCCTTGACCGGGGCGGTAACGCTGACGCTCGGCACCGGTACCGCGCCGATCGCCGCCTGGAAGGGCATGCGCGCGCGCATCGTGCGCGGTCCGTCGGCCACCGGTGCCTTCAATCTCACCGTCAATAACGGCGGCGCCGGCGGCACGACCGCCCCCTACGCCGCCAAGGTGCTGAGCGCCGCTTCCAGCTGGGCCGATTTCGAGTTCGACGGCACCAA